TGTCTGTCTGCTTGAGACTGTCCATAAGCCTGATAAGCCGCTTGGTTACGTGCTTCACCTAGTGCCCTGTCTAGTGCAAATTGCTCTGGACTACCGCCATACTGAGCAGTCATTAAACCTAGCCTACCTTGGCCTCTTAAACGGTTCTCTAGCTCAAGTCGTTGACGTTCTTCCTCTGGGCTTTGTATGCCTCTTATTTGCTCATATAAAGCCTTTTGTCGATCAAGAGGATCACCGCCTAGCTCATCTAAGAAACCGCCTGACATGCCAAACAGACGGTCTTGTAGAGCTTGTTGTTCTTCAGATAGGTTCATATCAAACCCACCTTGTTCGTTAACATCCGCACTACCTAAGCCAGATGTAACACTAAAGGGAACAAACTGTGACTGCTCGTATCCTTGCTCACCTACGGCAGTACCACGAGCTAGTGTTTCATCTCTAAAGTCTGTTTTTCTTTTTATATCTCTTTTTAAGCTCTGATAAGCTTGACCTGATTCTAACAAGTCCGATAAAAAACCCATTAGTAAGTCCCTCCGCTAATTGTACCTGATAGTGTTCCTGTGAGGCTACTTGCTGATAGTGTTGAAACAGTAACTACACCTGTGAATGTTGGCCCTGACAAGTCTGCTTTAGTTGCAATAGCTGTAGCGATAGAGTTAAACTCATCGTTTATTTCTGTACCCTTTACTATTTTACCTGCACTACCTGTTGGTAAATTATCTTTAGCCATAAAGTCTGTGGCTTTTGTATAATTACTCATTAAAAAAGTCTCCCTAATAATACGTTTATATCAATTTTTTGTATTGAAAATTCACTACCGCTAATTGTAGACTCTAAACCAACAGTGACTACGTTTCCATGTCCTGAACCGTGTACATTAGGTACTTGAGTTTGAGTACCTGCTGTGTATTCAGAAGTTGTAACATTGTATTCGCTTACACCATAATAAGCTATGTTTGGGTTAGTTCTTTTAGAGTTAAAAGTTTGTTTGTAATAGGAGTCTGAGTAATCATATCCCCAACTTAATACAGACTGTGCCTCTGCATCTCCAATGATTGTCATTTTAAACTTCTTAAGAAACTTAATGTTTGACGAGTTTCCAAAATCTAAAGGATTGCTAAAATAAGATAAAGGATAAGAAGAGACTGAATAAGTATACGTACCGCCAACAAGAGTACACAAGCCATCTACAAAACCTGTGTATTTGTATATGCCGCCTTGTCTTCCCATATATATAAAGCCTTCCTGCGTTCTTGTATAACACAACGCAATAGGAGTTGTCCACGTAGTAACTCTGTGTGATCCATCAGGTAACGCCTGTCGCATATCAAAACAGTACGTTATGTTGCCTGTAGGTAAAGTTAAAAGATAGAAGGCTTCCTCTGGGCTATACAAGGACTTAACAGAAGATAGCGTAGAGTCTAGTATTCTTTCCTCGTTGACCTGCCGTACTAAGTCGTTCCTGACGTTTCTGCTTATGTCTCTCATCGGCATAGACTTTTCTTGAATGACTCTACCAAAGCTACGCACACCTGCGTCAGACAGGAACACAATGTCAGTACCTGTGTGCTGTACAGAATCTCTAGCAACACAACCTACACCTTTGACAGTATCATGTAAAACCATTGTAGTAGGATTGTCTGCACCTGAATAAACAACAATAGACATCCTACCAAAAATAATAAGAAAGTTATTGTGTGCCGCAAGTGCTACAACTTCATCATAACCAGAAGGCCATACTGTTGTTAAGTCAATAGCACCTGTAGAACCACCATTCCAATCATTTCCATTAAGAAGGTCTGACCAGTATATAGTATGTTTATTGCCTGTGATGTCTGCTACCCATAAACGACCAAAAGCCGCTAATACTTCATTGGCTTGATAAGGAGCATCAACACTTCCTGCAATTAGAAGAGTAACTGTGTGACTGCTTCCTGATCCTGTTAAAGTCGGAGAAAAAGAGACTGCACCTGTTGTTTTATAAGTAAATTTAAAACCATCAGATGCATCGTTTAATGCTACAGTAAATAATAAATTACTATAATTAGAAGCACCTTGTATTGCAGTGACTTGTTCAGCAACACTAGTGTAGGATGCAGATGCTATACTAACTGTTGTAGTGCCGTCATTAACTACAAGTGTTGTCGTCTCTGAAGCTGTTGCTGTTGCATTGAATACCGAAACAATACCATTAGGGCCGTCAAAACCTGTAACTGATGTCAGCTTAACAAGTCCTTGGCTTCCAGAATCAGTGTAAACTAAAGGCTCATGTCCTGTCTGGTAAAAATAAACATGATCATTAAAGTTTACAATCTTCCACTTGTTATTATTTATAGTGTAACCTGATGGAGTTATGTCAGTTAAAGTACCAACGCCACTAAATATCTTATTGTTACCTGCTGAGAAAACAATCTTATCTCCACTTTTATCTAAAGATTCAAAGATTGTCTCTACTTTTACAGTGTTTGTACCTACTGTAGAAGCCCCTGTAGTGTTCTCAGTTGAAGACAGCAATACTGAGCCTTTTCTAGCCCCTACTCGTCCTAGTTTATCAATAACACAGTTAGTTGCAATAGACGCATAGCTAGGGTCAAGACCCACAGGAGAATCCTGCGTGTTGATACCTCCAAACGCAGGTGCATTAATTGTTACATTCTGTAGTTGTTGAGCCACTATATAGGTCTCCAAACAGTTTCTTCTGGGTGTCGAGCTACGTCAAATGCAATCATGTCGCCTAGTGTTTGATCCGCTATGGCAAACAGTTCTGCTGATGATGTACCGCCAGTTTCCCCTCGCTCTCTTGAAGCTAAAGCAACAGCATAATGTATTACAGGATTAGAAGGCACATGTAAAATTGCTGAATCTTCAACTAGTGTCTCTTTCTTATCTATAGTGTTGACACGTATAAAATAGTTATCATCTGGAATGGGATATAAATCAAGGATTGCCTCTCCATTATCATTAAAGCCATTCCAAGAATAATAAGCAGGAGAACCCTTAGCTGGAGGATTGTTTAGAAAAGCATTGTTCATCCAACTAGATGTCACAGGCTTTAAGAAATAATTAGATGTGTCATTTATAATATCAAGAATTTTAAGACTGATGTCAGAACCTTCAAGCTGATACCTAAAAATATCAGTTGTTGTGTCAATAGTAAAAGTAGTTCGTAAAGCTGACCAATCCCAAGAGTCCTCTACAATCCTTTTAGAATCATTTACAAACTCTCCTATTAACCTTGAATAGCTATTTTCTGACACAGACTGAATTGTATCATCTTCTCTTAGCCTTCTTAGTACACTCTGTACAAGCTGTAAGTAAGTCATTAGATTGTGTATCCTTGCTTTGTTAATTGCATTATTTGTCTCTCTGTACGCCCTTAGCTTTCTCTACTGTTCTCATGGCTCCAAGACCTAACATACCTAAAAGAACAGGCATCATTTCAGATAGAGCAATTAAAGGTATTACTATTTCAGATTCAACCAAGGCTAGTATAAAGTTAGCCATAGGAATCAAGATAAAATTACCTGCCATGCCCATTGCACAAATCCAGCCTACTGCTGGCCGCCAACCCGCGACAAACATATTGTTATGTGCGGCTTCCACTTTGTTTACTTCAAGCTGTCCCTTGGCAAGCTCATGTGCGTGTCTTTCTGCCATTGTAGCTATGCGGTGAGCTAGTAAGTTTTTCTGATCTTTATTCTCTACAAACTTATCTAATAAACTTGAAATAGGTTCAATTAAAGAAGGAAGAATAGACATTATGCAGTTCTTTTCCACATGTATACAACAATAGACGGCTGTATGTTATTTACAGCAGTACCGCTTCCGACATCACTTGTTTTACCTAAAGTAGGCGCTACAGTTGTGCTTCCTAATCTATAATCATGATTATCTGTATCTGCATTTGTTTGTCTAGTTGCTAAAGTTTGAGAGCCGCTAGAAAGAACAGTAGATGTTGTCCCGCTTCCATGTACTGCGGCAATTTTATGGTTATGAGAAGGTAAATTAGATTCGGACAATGTAACAGTCTTAGAACCTTGTAGTTCTTCCGCTGTGTCAAAGTCTGTGTCTTCGCTATCTAAACTTACAAGCGTTCTACCTTTTCCGAATCTTTCCCAAGTTCCACCAAAGAGTGTACTAGGAGGTGTAAAGTCCACAGAGATATAAACAGCACCTATAGGATAAGCCTGTAATGCTCCTGCAATCTCAACTACAGCATTCGTACTATCTTTAACGTACAGTTTTTTATCGGCAGTATTGACTGCTAACTCAGCACCAAAAGTAGTAGAGCCGTTACCTACTGCAAGATCAGAAGCAAGAGGAGCGCCAGTAATGTTTCTTGATTTAGTTAAAAGAATAGTCATATTTATTTCTTACCTAATAATTGTTGAACTGTATCTGTTTCATAAATTCTAATACCTAGCCAGACAATAGTAAATAAACTAGCCAAGGGAGGTAACCAAGCGGCTAAAGAAAGAACCCCTGTTGAGGCCGCAATCACATCTACAGTTTGTTTACTTTGTTCGTCCAGCATAATAAGTTCCTTTTATTTCTCTGACATTGCTTGTGTTGTTTGGTAACGGAAGAATATACCACCCATTCCAAATAATGTGCTGGCTAACATAATAGTTTCAGCGGACAGATTAAGCTGTAGGACGTACACTTGTAGAGCCGCTAAAGTTACACCAAAGACTTGCCACCTGTTACTACGGCTACGCCAGAACTGTTTTACTCTGTCCATGATAATTCTACCCACTCTTGATTGTCTTCATCCCACTCATGTATGCCTTCCTCTGGATAGGGTACAGGTGAGTCCCATAAACAAGTGTCTTCGTTCAGTGTCCAGCTAGGGTAGGGCTGAGGAGGTATGAAAGCATCTCTCTCCTCGTCGAATGTGTATCCAATCCCTGCATAGTTCTTTCGAAAGGGAGTACCATCGTTAGCATGAACACCGCCAAAGGTATTGTAGCTAGTGCGCTTTGCTCCGTAATACTCTTCCCAGTTAGTGTCACCTTCGTCTTCATTTTTACCGACATGTACCTGAGTGACTATGTTGTTGTTATCTAATATTGCGTAATGTGCCATAGTTTTTATCCAAAGGTTACTGTGTCAGATGCGCCAGCCGCTGTGATTTGAGTAACAGTATTTCCTGAGTGAGTTGACGAGCTAGAAGTAACGCCAGCAGAGAATGTTGCTGTTACAGAAGTAGGATAAATTAAAAGTATAATACCTGAACCCCCAGCGCCGCCGTCGGGGCCTGCATTTCCTCCACCACCACCACCACTATTGGTTCCTCCAGCTTGCACCACCACACTTGTTCCGTTACCTCCATTACCGCCACCGCCTGTAGAGTTATTACCGCCTCCTAAACCTACTGGTCCATAAGAGCCACCGCCTCCGCCTTCACCATATTTCTGAGTCAAACCTGATGCGCTTATTTGCGTTCCAGCGCCACCGTTGCCACCATCAGAACTTGTGCCGTTGACTCCTGCACTTGCAGTTCCACCACCGCCTCCTGCTCCATATCCTGGGCCAGTGGGACTGCCATTACCGCCGTTATATCCTTGTCTTGGAGGGCCAGCTATTCCAGTGCCAACGGGTGCTCCGTAATAACCAGTTCCACCACCACATCCTCCCGAACCTACTCCGTAAGAACCGCCATAACCACCACCGCCTCCACCTGTAGAGGTATGTCCAGCAAAAGTAGAGTTAGAACCGTTGTTTCCTCTTGAGTTAACAGTCCCACCGAACCCTGAACCTCCTGCTCCAACTGTTACTGAGTAAGCGGTATTTTTAACATAAGTAGAACTGTCTGTAGCCGTTAGTAATCCACCGCCACCGCCTCCACCTACAGTAGCTCCTGAACCGCCACTAGCTCCGCCAGCTTGCACAGCGTAAGTAAGAGAGAATGGAGCAGGCCCACCACCACCACGACCTACAGCCTTGCCGATAGAGAATGCACTTACATTAGCGCCAATCATGCAATTATCGCATGTATGCCAGTGGCAGTAGTGCCAGTAGCCAGCACTCGCTTAACAGAACATATTAAATAGAAGTTATCAGGTACCGCGATAGTGCGCGTAGTTCCATCTATATTGTGAAAGGACACGTTCCCTTCTCCTGTGATGTATAGACCAATAGCAATGTTATTGGTTACGCCATCTGAACCGTCAGGGGGTGTAGCTAAAGTAGACTGTCTATATCTAGGACTAGTTCCTACGTTATCTGTACTATCAGAAGGAGTCACAGGAACCATGTCAGTTACACTTCCGTTAAGTTCTTCTCTTTTCCTATCTATAAATGGATTTGACATTTTTAACCTCGTTTTAAATAGTATCCATATTTACATTATTAGTAGATACAGAGTTAGTTGCTAAATTTGTAGATGCAGTGGCGCCACTTAAAGTGTTATTACTCAAGTTAATTTTATTACTCGCGGCATCTATATAAACGCCATAAGTAGCAGTAGCTAAATTAACATAATTGTTTTGCACTGAAGTCCTTTCAACATCAATAAAAATAATCCCAGTATTGACTGAAGAACCTGCTCCGTAGATTTTATTTCCTGTGACCAAACAATCGCTACATTGCCTAAGACCTATACCATAACTTGAAGTTGATTCGCTTAGGTGAATATTGTTGTTGTTGATACTGTTGTTATTCCCATATCTGTTGAAAATACCATAAGTTACAGGGCCAACAATATTGTTATTAGATATGATAGCATTACCGTAGCGGTTAATAATTCCATACCCTGTAGGGTTTTTAACAACATTATCACTAATCACAATGTTTGCTACAGTTCCAAACTGACAATCAATTCCGCTTACAGTAGTTCCTGATGTTAAATTTTGTGTTCCATCAACTACATTGTTACTAATTATTATTTCTCCAGCAGAAGAAGTGCCAAGATCAGCCACATATATTCCTGCATTGCTTAAAACATTTCCTAGGATAGTCACGTTATTAACAGGAGAAAGCGTTTGCCCTCCATATACAAAAATTCCATAGCCCAAGCAATTATTAATTACATTACCAGTCACAGTAACATTGTTAATAGTTTCTTCTACCTGTAAGAATCCTTCTGTTTTGTTGTTACCATCACAAGTATTGCCTGAAAAAACCACGTTGTCTGTGCCTAAATCAATCTTTACAACACCATCTAGTATGTTAGGGTTTGGTGCGGCAGTAGTGTTTTGGCTAAAAGTATTGTTTGAAATAATTACATCTTTAACTATTTGCCCTGATCCACCTTGCGTCAAAATTAATAGTCTTGGGCCTTCAAAATAATTACCAGAAATAACAACATCATTACTTCCTTTAGCTGAAGTTTCTCTAACTCTAACAGCCGCAGTATTTCCAGCAGTGTCTCCATCTTCAGAAGTAAAAGTATTGTCGTATATTCTTATTCTATCGCTTCCATCGAAAGTAAACATAGAGGCGGCAGTGGCTACGTCTGTATCATAAATAAAAGACAACCCTCTTACTGTTACATCTTCTTTTTCTACAATGTTAAAGATAGTATTATTAGTAACAGAGGTAGGTGTACTGCCGTTGATAACTGCGTTTCTTGAACCAAACAAACTAGTATTTGATTTTACTGTTAGTGTAGTTTTTACAATGTAAGTACCATCAGGAAAATAAATATTACCTTGTTCATTTAAAGCAAGCTGTAAAGCAGAGCTATCGTCAGTTACTCCATCACCTACAGCACCATAGTCCAGTACATTAACTTGAGCGCCTTCGATCATGCTGTTTGTTGCTTTTGTTAAAGCCATTTTATAATGCCCTATAGTTTATTTAGCTACCCAACCAGTATTGCTGGTTCCAGATTCTTTAATGTATAAAGATGTACTAGCACCTCCGTCATTCCGATACCAAACCGAACCTACTCCAGCAATTACTACACTTTCAGGAGTACCTGATCCAGAACCCTCGTAATGAATAGGGAACTTAGTGTAATCAAGCTGTGCGATGTTATCTGTTCTAAAGTTATCTTTAACGATACCTGTACTTGGCAATGTTTCAGCGGTAGATAATTGAGAAATCCAGTACGTTTTGTAGCTAGTTCCTACTACGTTAGTTACTGTAAGTCCTTGCGTTTGATACCAACTAACAACACCTCGATTAGATGCGGTATCTGCCGCACCTTTTGTATCGTAAGTCTTCACGTTATCAATACAAACGTTGCGTGAATCTTCTGAGTACACAGCAGACTTGTATGTCTCGTAGAACATAGAGTTATGAACTGTGATAGACCTAGAGTCTTCAATACCCACACCATTTCTTTCGGCAGTTCTAACAGTAGCGTTGTTAATTACTACGTTACCTGCTTCATGTAATTGAATACCATCTAACTCAGATGTATCAGAAACAATGTTGTTTAAGTTTATATCGTGAGTACAGTATTTTACTACTGGTGTACCGCCAGCATTGCCAGCAGTAGCGTCTTCAGATATGTACTTAATAGTATTACCGCTAACACTGTATATTGGAAATGATCCGTTAAACCCTGCAACACTAGCGCCAGACATATTAAGCCAACCATCAGCAGTAAACAGCGTGCCTGATATGGGCGTTCCTAAGTCAACAGTAACCATTCTTACTGTAACGTTGGCTGTACCACTAGGCGCTACATTAATAACTTCATCTGCCGCAGTAACGGTAGCCCCTGTAAAATCTAAAGTGTTCTCTGCCCTGAATCCGTAACCACAGTTGATTGCACTACAGTTAGTCAGGTTAGTGTTTCTTTGCGGAGCGTGTATTCTAAAGCCCATGTTAGAACAGTCTCGAACAAAGCAGTTAGTTAATTGCGCTCCAGTGTTATACGCTAGAGTAATACCGTTACCAAAGTTGTTACCATCTGCACGACAGTTAGACATAGCTAACTCAGGGGCTAAACAATAAAACCCATTGTCGTAAGTCCAGTTAAAAGTGTTACAGGAATCAACAACAAGCTGTTCTCCACCAATATAAAATCCTGTAGCACAAGAGTTAGTTGAACAACCACGCATATAAGTATATGCAGTATTAATTAATATTCCTCTTGGAACGCCAGCATTACCATTTTGATTCCATGAGGTTGCGTTATATACAGTGCAATCAAATATAGAATTTTGTGACTGGGAATTAAACCCTGTACGAGTACCAGTAATTACAAAGCCACACCAACCGTCTTTAAAGTAACAATCCCTAATACGTGATCGACTAGCATACTTAAAGTAAACACCGCCAATTCCTTTGTTAGTACCTACTGATCCGTCAGCAATAATATCTTGATTATTCCTTTGTCCATGAAATGCAATATTCTCAACGTGCATTGAATCATTACCAGCCACATCATTATCGGAGTACGCTTGGTTGACAAGAATTGATGTAGCCATCGTAGCTAGGGTTGCACCGTTACCGCCCTCTTTTAAAATAGTAGCCTCAATACCATCACCATATAGCTTGGTATTAGACTTTATTCTTAAAGTAGTGTTAATTACGTAAGTGCCACTAGGGATATACACTTGACCTTGCAAGTCTAACGCGGCTTGAATAGCGGCACTGTCATCTGTAGTACCATCCCCTTTAGCTCCAAAGTCTCTAACATTGTTAGGCGCTCCTTCGATCATTCTATTGTGTGCTTTTGTTAAAGACATATTACTCTCCTAATTCGGGACGAGTAGCGGGGAATGAACCTGTAGAAGGCCATTGCCTTAGGTCTTCCCTATAGGTTATGTAATCATCACGCTGTGGATGATCTGTTAAAGGCATGATGTAATCAGTAGCAGATAGTTCTGAGTCTCTCCACGAACGAGCAGTCTCTTCTGCTGTAGGCTCTACAGGTGTAGGGGCAACCCACTCTTCATAGTGTTCAAAGTTAGCTTCAACAAACTCTGCGTCTGCAACGATAGTATTTGTGATGTTGCCGTCAGCATCTTTAATATTGTATTTCATGTTCTTCTCCTTATGCTGGTAGGTACTGAATGATTACGATGCCATTGCCGCCATTACCGCCAGTAGCGTACGGGTCACCATAATCATTGTTACAGGCTCCACCTCCACCTCCTATGCCGCCATGACCGCCATGACAGCGAGTAATCACACCCGATCCGTTCATATACCAAGTGCCGCCTCCAGCTAAAAAACCACC